ATACTGTGCCTGCTGCAATACCATTACCGCCACCGCTTGGATCTAAACCAAATAGCGCATCTTCGGCTCTCTCGTAAAATTCTGTAGCAAGAGTCAACCACTGACCAGTTGATGCACTGTATCGTTTAATTACTTGATCGGCACCGCTACCTGTTGCCCCAATTTTGACAAATACACTACCACTTGGTCGTGGTGTAGTATCTGTGCTTCTCCAACTTGGGATCTGGGCAAAATTTCCATATTCGAGACTGGTGTTTGCATATTCTCCGGCTGTAATTCCTAACGTAGCCAACGGAGTCCCTGAGCTGTTACCAATTAAAATTTTACCATCTGCGGTACCTGGAACACTTTCTGCCAAACTTGTGGCATACAAGAACAGCTTACCACCTACATTAGCTGCTGTGACACCTGTGATACCAGTAATAGCTGTAACCACCTGATTTAGACTTCTGGCTGCACCGGTATTACCAACCGTGATTGTGGTGCCATTAATTGTAATAGATGCAGCCGGGTTGCTTGCTGGAATAAGATCTGCATCACCATTGGTTACTGTGGCTGTGCCTTTGATTGTAGCCCAAGATCTTTGCCAATCTGCTGTTCCTAATCTTACCCATACATTGTATTTGGGATCTGTTGCAGGTGCCTGTACCACGCCTTGAACTGGCAAACTTGAGCCTGCTTTGTAAAACATATGTGCATTGGTACCTGTCCAAGCAATTGCATACTGTCCAATTTGTCCAATACTGCTTTTAGGTGTATTAATTCCACCTACTGAAGTTGTGTCATTGGCATTGTCTGTTACTAATAAAGGAGATTTTAAACTAAAAGTAGAATTTACAGCATCCCATTCGTTAATGCCCCAGGTTGATTCTGACAAGTCTAACCAATGTGTACCATTAGCAACTGGGTTGGTAGGTCTGACACTGGTACCTTCTAAGGCATTTAAATCAACGTCTGCACGTATGGCATAGATTCTATTAACGTTGCCCAGCGCACTATAAGCTGCCATCAAACCGTATTCATTGCGTTCATCGCCATGTAATGGGGTGCCAGCTGCACTTTGCTTAAAGCTTGGATAGCCCATAGCACTGATAAGTTCTCGCTGACTACTAAATGCTAATAATTTGCCAGCTCTTGCCGATGTAGTGTCAGTTGCAATAGCGCCAGACGGATTTGTTTTATCTTGCGCTGTGGCCATTATAATAAGTGGGATAGTGCCCACTGCTCCTGGTACGTATTGACTTTCGTCTGTTACGCTAATTTCTAAACCTGCGGATACGAGTGCCATGTTTTTTTCCTTTTAACAAACATTTTGTGTATTTATTAAAAGGATATTATTTTATGGCTGTACAGGTGCCTTTCGAAAGGTTTAAATATAAATATGACTATGAATAGACCATTATGTGCAGCATGTCATGGCAATCCTGTAGCTATTAATTATCATTCAGGTGAAAAAACACGCTACAGGAAAATGTGTGCAGGTTGTTTACGCAAGGGTAAAAAGAATCGTGTTTCGCCCGGTTGGATCAAGACCGGGTATAAGAAAAAATTAGCGTGTGACCGTTGCAATTTTAAAGCAAAAACCGCCAATCAAATGTTTGTTTTTCACATTGACGGCAATCTCAAGAACAATGATTGGACAAATCTACGGTCAGTTTGTGCTAACTGTAGAATTGATATTGATAACTCTAAAACAACTTGGCGTGAGAGTCCGCTTGTAGCAGATTATTAACTTGCTGGTATAAATCTTCTACTGTGCCGTTGTTGTCCAGTTCGTAGTCGAATGCTTGCCCAATCCAAGCCCACTCGCTGTGATGCACATCAGGATACTGTTGCGGCATAAGCTGTCCGGCATCTTCTAATAGCCATTGGCTATGTTCGTGTGTGGTGTTTTCACGTAACGCACAATCATACCACTGTGGTAATGATCCACGTTTTACCCATACACAGATTCCACCGTGTTTTCTAATAGCAGCTATTTCATTAGGAAAACGCACATCACTGATAACAATATCTTCAGTGGTTTTACGGAGTCTATTTTCTAAGCTGGCAATCCATATATCATTATGAAATGCTTTACGGCAAACTTCTGTCCCCCAAAGTTGCAGCATATACCGAGGAGTGAGTCGGGGCATGTCCAGTCGTTTTGCCCACCACGGGTCTACTTGTTCTCGCCATTCTCTGGCTTCGGGTGTTAGTCCTTCTAACAGTTCTCTATCCCACCCAAATACTCTGGCTACAGCATCTTTAAGCGTACCAGCATAACTGTCTCTTACAAATCCATGTTTGGCAACAAGATAATTTGCTACTGTGTCTTTACCAGATCCAATAAAACCTGTAATACCTATGATCATAAAAAATGCCCCCTAAGGAGCATTTTAATTTATTTTTAAGCACAAGTCAAACGCCATATTTGTTCTTTTTGTTTACAGCTACCGGACTGGATTTGTTCACAGTGTGACATTCTTGACTTTTCATATCTCCGTGATTCATATCTTCAACATTTGCATCCACTGCTTTGTATGCCAAGTTTAGCATGTCTTGCTCAGCTTGAGTATAGGGTGCTGCCAGTTTCCACTTACCAATCCAAGATTCTTCGTCAACATCTGGCATTTCTTTACCGTCTGTGGACGCCAACGCCAAACCAAGTCTATAAAGTGTGTAATCGCCGTTCCATTTTTTTGCGTCTGAGAACTTATTTAACCCACGTGTGGCCAATCGTGCCCGATCTTTTAACACACCTTTTTGCTCAATGATAATGTCTTTGATTTTCATGTTAACCTATAACAAAAAATGCTGACGTAGGAATAGAGCCATCTACTGCGTCTAACAGTTGCTTTTCTAATTCGGTAATTTCATTTACTGCTTCTGCTTTTAAACTGGCACCGTTCAGTTGCGTTCCGCCTTGTGGACCTGCAATACTGCCAAACTTTTCTCTTGCTTCGCCCAGGATACGTTTGGCAAAGCTGTATGCATACTCTTGGATCCAAGGAAACGCTTGAAAATCGTTTAACAACATGCTGTCAGGTTTGTAATTGTATATGTGCAGCAAACAATCTTCCATTTGTTCTTCTTGTTGATTTGCACCAGCATATGGAATTTTACGTATAAGAGTTAACTTTTTAGTTGTTTTATTAAAATAAAAATTTAAGTATCCGCCAAACATCTTCATTGACATTTTCTGATAATCAACAAATAGTTCATAGCTTAACAGTCCGCCCACTCTGCCAGCTACAAGCATGTAGGTGTTCAGGTACCCGGAACTAAATGGCTCAAATTGGCTGGCTGTAGTACCAGTAACTGATCCTATACCTCTGCGATAGGCAGCACGTACCTCCATAACTTCGTTGGGTAATATATATTCTTGTGTTTCAGGTTTTAGTTTTAAGAAAGCGTAAGACTCTTCTTGGCTGTTGGCGGCACGTTGTCTATATTTGATAAGAGCTTGGTTAATGGCTAAATCATAATGCTCTTTATCTAATTCTACGTCTACTATACCGTCGGCTAAACGCAGTCTAATATAGTCCGTGATTTCGGTACGTTTATTATTGACTGTGTCAAGTTCGGGCGCAGAAATGTTCCCGAGTGTTTCGTTGGGATCATAGGCAATGTGCCCAGTGCCTGTTCCAGTAACTGGATTGTAAAGACTGTCTGTAATCATTACGCCATTTGCGTAAAAGTTGGTTGTATCTGCTGTGGCCATTTGGGTGTCCTGATAGTGTATTTACCAGGACACCTTGCTCTTAGTTGATTCGAAGCAGAATCATGTCAGCATTGATACGCCCGTTACCTACAGTTTCTGTGGCTTTGATTTCGTCCAAGAACTTGCGTAGCTGTACCTTGCTGGCTCGGCCAAACTCCTTGAGCTTTTCATCGGGTTTACGCAAAGTTTTACCTACAGATTTGGCTTCATCAAATCCGGTTAGGCTGGTACCTTTTACACCCAACGGTCCGTGCAAGCTGTCGGCAATGTACTTGTACAGTTTACGGGTCTTTGTGTTGTATGTCCACAACTCTTGTGCGCCAATGATATCAACTGGATTAATACTCACCAGCTTCAAAGTCTTTTCTTCCTTCATGTACTTGAGCTTGCTGACAACTTTTTCCTTGTTGGGCGCACGTTTTACGCGAGCCTTCTTTGTAGCTTTTTTAACTGAACGGTATTGGTCCAGAGCGTCTAAGATGCATTGAATAAACGCATGCAACCGTTTAAAGTCCGCAGTTTTGTAATGCCGGTACGCTTCCACTATTTGTTCGTCAACTTTACCTACAGCTTCGCCCAACTCGGTCTTGCGCCGCATGAACAGGTCTTCAAACTTTTTAATCTGGCTTTGTGGCACTGCGTTTGAAACCAGATAATCGTAGGCTTTGGGATCAACAGTGGTGCCCATGCACACTTCGTCATACAGTCCTTCAAAGTGTGCCAGGTGCTCGCTGGTTTTTTCGTTGAGCCTGTCCTGAATAGTGGGCACTCGCACTGCCGCAATCGGCACCGCTGCTTTTGCGCCTGTCACAGTTTCTGCTGGCTCTGCGTCAGCTGAACTGATGGCATTGGCAATTTGTTGCTTGAAGTAAGCAAGTTCTTTTTCACGGAACGGCATACCTTGCAGACTTGACATAAGCAGACTGTAAGCAGTCATTGTAACTGCGCGGTCTGGGCTGCGAACAAAGGCAGAAACTTCTGCTTTGCTGTATTTGTTGTCTTGCATCCACTTTACTGCATGTTTTTTGAGATCTTTTTGTACATAAAAGTAGTTGTAGTAAAAAAAACTTTTACGCAAGTGATGATCAAACTCCTCTTGTGTCATTGCAAGTGCTCGTTCTGTATCCCAGACTGGTTCACGTCCGGTGTACTTTTCATCAGCAAATAGCGGATCACGTTTTTTTGGTGGTGCTTTTTTAGGTGCTTTAACAGATTGTGCTAATGCCATAGCAGGCTCCTTGATATTTACAACTTTACAATTATACTATTCTTTGGGTTTTTCGTCAAGTAGTGTTGCAAACATGAGCCAGGATTGCAATTCTTGCAACTGTTGTTGCACTTTTGCTAACTGTTCGTCATACTTAATGCTATGCCCATACCTGCGTCTGTCTACATCTGCTCGGCTCAAATCAGTCACAGTGTTCATTAAGTTTTTGTACATGCGTTCCAGCTCTCGTTTGTGCTGTAAATTGTACAAGGACCATAACGAACGCTTGATTTGCGTTTCAATTTCTTGCCAGTCGTGTAAACTTTTAAATTCACTCATTGTGTGTATTATATAGTATACCCTAATTTATGTCAAAGTAGGAGTCCGCTAAATATAAAATAACAGGATACAATTGTGCCAAGATTATCACTTTGGAAAGACGGACGTCACAGCAACGACTATAAATTTTTTGATCGCAGAATAAGCGAAATGTTTACTCTGGGCGGCACTGGTATTTTGGTTCACAAATATCTTGGTATAAACGAACAGAACACGGTAAAAATCACTTCAGTATCTCAAGCAAATGCAAGTCCAATTTTGAATTTTGGCGCTACAGGCGATGTCATGCTTGGTAACTTTGTTGTTGGTACTGGTATAGCAGCCAACACAACTGTAATTGCAAAAACCGCAAACACAGTGACATTGAGCTCAAATACCACTACTGCGCTGACCAGTAATTCAACTGTAAAGTTTTATGAAAATGCCAGTAAACCAAGTTATATCAATCAAAGCGCACAAAACATTCAAGATCTGTTTTTCTTAGAAAATCGCGATAGAAAATATGATACCAGCGTGTATGCCATGCGTGGTATCTATCAAACACAAGATGTAACCTTTGATCTTAGCCAATTTGGTATGTTCTTGCAAACAGGTACCTTGTTTATAGTTTTTCATATCAACGACATGATTGAAACAATAGGACGCAAGTTGATGCCTGGCGATGTCATTGAACTCATGCATCTCAAAGACTATTATCCGCTGGACGACACGTTACCAGTGGCACTGAAAAGATTTTATGTAATAAGCGACTGTAACAATGCTTCTGAAGGATTTAGTCCTACCTGGTGGCCGCATTTATGGCGTTGCAAGATTAATCCGTTGACTGACAGTCAAGAATACAAAGACATTCTCAATCAGATCAAAGTTGATGCTCCTGAGGGTGATCCAACTTTGGGTAATATTTCATTAGGCTCTGTTTCCAGTATTATCAGCAAGTACCAAACCATCAACAATGCTATTCTTGAAGAAGCAGAAACCAATGTACCTTACAGTGGTTATGATATCAGCCATCTTTATATTAAATCTAAAACAGTTGATGAGGCGCCTGGCGATCCTGCCGGAATCACAACAGATAGCGATGCAGTAACCGGCGACACTGGGATCATAGGAACAGATACGGGTATTTTGTCACCAGACGATACTGTACATGGTTATCTAACTGGTGTAGGAGGGCCGCCAAACGGCTTGCCAATGACCACCGGTATAGCCTTTCCTGTCAATCCGCAAATTGGTGATTATGCATTAAGAACCGACTATTTGCCTAACAGGCTATTTAGATGGGAGGGTCGTAGATGGGTCAAGATTGAAGACAATGTACGCACAACACTCACCCTTGGTGCAGACAACAAGACACAACGCAGCGGCTTTGTTAACAATACCGAAACTTATGTCAACAACACCGGCAATGTTACAATTAGACAAAGTTTAAGTCAGGCACTTAGACCAAAGGCAGATAACTAATGGCTCAACAATTTTTTTATGATGGTCAGTTACGTAGATTCTTGGTTCAATTCATGCGAATTGTGAGCGGAATTGATGTGGAATTTGGTAAAAACAGTCAAGGCGTGAGATCTTTGCAACGTGTACCAGTGTACTATGGAGACCAAAGTAGACAGGCTGCTGTAATACTCAAGGGTAACAGCGAGAATACACTGAATGCAGTTCCTGCAATGGCTGTCTACATCGACGGTTTAAATTACGATCAAGCTCGCATGCAAGAGCCAAACTTTGTAAGCAAGATGCATTTGCGTGAACGTGAATTTGATCCTGATACCGGTTTGTATAACTCCAATCAAGGTGACAGTTACACTATTGAACGCTTGATGCCGGTTCCTTACAAACTTACAGCAAAGTTAGATATATGGACCAGTAATACCGAACAAAAAATGCAGATCATTGAACAATTGGCTGTGCTGTTCAATCCCAGTCTGGAAATACAAAGCACTGACAATTATATAGATTGGACCAGTTTAACTTACGTGCAATTGACCGAGATGATGTGGAGTTCGCGCACTATTCCAACCAGCACTGAAGAACCAATTGATGTTGCAACATTGACTTTTGAAATGCCAATCTGGATCAGTGCACCGGCCAAGGTCAAACGTCTTGGTGTGATACAAAAATTCATCGCTAACATTTACGACGAGCAAGGCGCATTCAGTGAAGAAACAGTGTTATCTAATTTGGTAAGTAGAGTTCGAGTAACTCCTATGAACTATGGCATATTCTTTGCTGGTAATCAATTGCGCTTGCTGAAACCGCAGGAAGTGGTAGACGATCAAGCAAACATTACCAATGTGGGTGCTCCAGATACATGGCGTGCTTTTATTGACATTTATGGTAGTCTGGTAACTGGGCAAAGTGAAATCAGAATAGAATTGCCCACTGGCAACGAACTGATAGGATCAATTACCTATCACCCATCGGATCCAAACATTCTTTTGTTCACGGCAATTGAAGATACCATGCCCTTGAATACTATAGATCCAGTTGATGCTATCATTAATCCTTTGAACATAGATGTTGACAGTGCTCTACTAACACCCACAGCAGGTACAAGATACCTGCTTACAGACAATGTTGGATCAGCTGAAAATCAGTTTTACAGCGAATGGGGTGAAATAGTTGCGTATCAGAACGATATAATAGAATACAATGGCTCGCAGTGGACAGTGGTATTTAACAGTGCAGCTAACGATCAAATAGAATATGTAACCAATACCAATACCAACACACAGTACAGATGGACTGGTGAGGAGTGGGTCAAGAGTGTAGAAGGTGTTTATCGAGGTGGTGAGTGGAGTCTAATCATATAGGTTGTGGTGCTTTAATTTACAGTAAGTCAACTCAAAGATATCTTTTTTTACTACGTAATCAAAAACGTCATGCAGGGTCTTGGGGATTGGTAGGTGGTGGATTGGAACAACATGAAACCCCAATTGAAGGATTACAACGAGAAATCTGCGAAGAAATTGGTCAAATTACGACTACCAAAATTATACCCTTAGAAAAATTTACCAGTGATACCAACAACTTTGAATATCATACCTATTTGATTGTTGTAGACGACGAATTTATACCACGGTTAAATACCGAACATCGCGGGTATGCTTGGACCGGTTTAGAGGATCATCCAAAACCATTGCATCCAGGGGTATGGCGTACCTTTAGCTTTAAATCAATTATCGACAAGATTAAAACGGTGGAACAGGTTATAAACCAATCTCAGATGCAAATTGATTAAAATTTACTTGTCTAAAATTAGTAAAATACTTCCATGGTTCAGGAATTCTTGAACTGCTGGTTGGCATCACTCTAACAAATTCTGTATCGTTGTAAACTTTCATTATTGTTGACAGGCTTTTAACCCAAAAATCTTCTTGTACATTTTCATACAAGGTTGGGTAATAAGATGTGTTAGCATACACATTATAATTGTAATTTGGCGTGTCGTTACCATCAAATCCTAACATGTAAATTTGACTATGGCCATCAAAGGCGGCCAGATAAGAAGCAATGGCTCCGCTATTTAGATTGAGATTTTGTGGAATCAAACTAAACTTTAATGGATGTTTATACAAAAATTGATTGTTAGCGTAGGCAATAACTTCCTGTCTTTGTACAGTACTAACAAATTCATCTAATAAACCTTCGCCAGTAATTGCGATAAAGTCGGTCACATAATCTCTAAAAATTGCGTTACATCCGTAGGTATAAAATGTTCTTTTTATTGATGCTGGCTTCCAATTTTGAAAATTACCTTCTCTATACTCTAAGAACATACGTAGATCAAAATCTAACCTTGACGTTCCGTTACCAATAACAACTGCACGAGGTTGTTCGGGGATAAAATTAAATGTCTTGGGTACAAATTCAGCTCGAGGATTCCACTCTGAATTTTTGTAGATTCTATCTATAATCACATCTTCGCCGCGATAATCTTTTCTATAAATTTTAGTTAATTTTTGCATCATGTTCTCCCTACTACAACTTCGATAGTTTGTATTTCGTTTGTTTGTATTTCTTCTAAACTTTTACCAATTACACAACCTGGTCTATAAAGACCGGTAGACATAGCTTCGGCTACACCTGGTATGTCACTGGTCACTAATAGTGATCCTTTATAAATTGGCCCGCGAACAAAACACGGCACTCTACCAGTTAATGCAACAGGCACATTACCATTCATCGAGTTCATTAAATATGCAGGTTCAGTTGATACCACACCGGCTACTCTGGTATCGTGCGAAAGTTCTGTAACAGTAACTTCTTTGTCGCCACCAAAAATTAACACAGTGCCTGGAGCATAATCACTGTCTGCGATGTAATTTTCTGCCAAGTCAGCATACTGAGCAGATGTAGCTTTTGCAAATACTGTGTTCCAGGCTCGGCCTGGACTGCCAATGTTACCTGATCCCGATGCCCAACCAAATGGAACAAGATTACCACGTACATTTACATTACCAGTGGCCACAATTGAATTTCCTGCAGAGCCTTGAATATACAAATTAGAATCTAATCCCAGTCCACCTTCAATTACTAATGCTCCGGTAGTAACGCTGGTAGATTGAGTATTTGTAGAGAGATACAAGTTCCCTGATACTGGAAAATATGTCAAACCTGCAGCACCAGCAAATGTTGAAGCATTGTTAAATTGTATTTGCCCAGTGGTTCCGCCAGGTGCAGAAGCAAATGCTGCGCCATTTCCTGCCCAATATACGCCAGTGGCAGTAAACATGCCTTGTGCAGTAATATTGCCTGTTGCTGGATTAAATGTCAGGCTGGTTGTTGCATTTTCTCCTGCATTGCCAGAAGTTTTGTCTACAAATGTTATGTAGGCTGTACCGGCGTTGGTATTCGCTGTAATTTGATTATTAATAGCAACAGTTGCAGTGGCGGCAGTGCCACCAATACCCACGCCATTAAGGATTTGACTTCCGCTTGTACGATCTAAGTTGACACTGGTAGTACCTAAGTTAATCTGACCGTAGTAGGTAGTTCCTACTACGCCTGCAGCAAAAACATTGCCACTAAAATTACCAGTACTACCAGTTACATTGTTGATTGCATTGAGATTACCTACGTTGGCATTACTGGTAATAACAATGTTTGCGATATTGTATAAAGCACTGCTTACTCTGGTCCAGCTGTTTGTAGACGAGCTATAGGAAAATGTTATTCCGTTTACTGTGGCAATTTGGCCGTTTGTTGGTGTTGTTGGAAATGCCATTGTTTATCCTTATGCGCCTCGCACCATGCAGCCACTGAAGTACGAGATGTTTTGGCCAGCGGTTGTATCTCTATCACCGCCGGTGGTCTGTTGTATATAAATCTCAAAATAGTCTCCAGTGCCGTTAGCATAGGCCAAGTCCGATACTTGCATTGAATAGAAGTTGTTGCCTTGTTCGGTTCCTTGCTCGTTAGTGCCACGGGCATATTCACTTCCGTTTTTCCATATGGTAAGCATAATTTCTCCGGTGCCCGATCCGCCGCTGATACGAACTGTGGCGTTGAGTTGATAATAGCCTTCTACTGTGGGCGTAAAGCGACTTGAGCTAAAGTTACTGTTAGTATCAAATGTTTCTGTGCCAAATGTTACTTTCTGTTGACTACCTGATGTAATTGTTTGCGAACCATCTATATACGCTCTAAAAGCAGGGCCGTTAACTGCTTGCTTACCAGCAACTTGATACGAGCCAGAAACATTTAACACACCAGCGTCTGATAAACTTAAAAGTGTTGTGGTATATGCACTATTAATGATTTCTATTCCGCCGGTGCTGTTTAAGCGGATAAACTTGTTAGGATTGGTTGCACCACTGGTGGTGTTGGTTGCTTGCAAGAAGTCAAACCAGCCTATTCCACCTCGTGTGTCTTTGCCTGTGAGTTGTATTGCGGCGCCAGTTGCACTTGCGGGCTGATATGTTATAGAAAGATTTCCACTAATAACATTTGATGTATTGGCTGCGATAGTTTGTGATGAAATGTCAATCCAGTAGTCACTAACACCATCATTTAGATATTGATATACCACGTC